ATGCTTTAGGCATTAAAGCATCAAATAGTGGTGTGGTGATAGACCTGCGAACACCCAAACGAATTAAATCAGCGAGGATTGTTCGCGCCATGTCTTTAAATGAAGTTTTAACCCCCATTATCATATTAACAATGGCATCCTCGGTGGATTTCATGGCTTTTTCAGTTATGGTTGCAATGGTTAAATTGCCGGTTTCGACTGTATCCTTATACTTATTAAAACCATCTCTCATCTTATCCCAAACAGTTTTATCGCCTAAGCTATCACCCGCGATAATGTCTTTAGTTTTATCCTCAACCACTTCCAAATCAGCAATTAATTTCTCAATTACTCCCACTGCTTTTTGGTAAGTAACCGGCTCGATATTGGTAAAACTTATTTTAGATCTTGTTAATTCTTTGTTTAGTTTTTGTAATTGTTTATGGGCAACTTCTAATGATGACTGATCTCCTATACCAAGAAAATCTAACAGCCCCTTACCACCTTTTGCGCTTGCATTTAATAGCCCTATTTTATTTCGCAAATCAGTAATATCATCTTTAATTTCCTGTATTGGTCTACCACCCATAAACGGTAGGTTTTCAATAGTCTTGCCAAACTCAATAAAGCCATTTGTGATACTTGCAATGGTTTTTAAAATTGAAATACCGGCTTGCATTATTTGTTTTGCAATAAATATTGCAATATTGCCAATGCCATCATGCTTTGCTATTTTTTCTTGCCCCCATTTAACAATGCCCTCTGTAATTGTTTGGATAAAGGGCGCAAGTTTTGCCACAATTTGTAAAAAATTGCCTTTTAAAAATGTTGCTAATTTAAATAATGAGTTATTAGTTTTTTCAATGCCTTTAACTGCCTCGGTGCTGAGTATAATTCCCAAACTCTCAGCCTCTTTAATCACGTCTTTAAGCGCAACCCTGCCATCTTTAAGCATATTGACCATCGCAACACCCTCAGAGTCAAATAGCTTAAATGCTAAACGTAACCGTTCTGCGGGGTCTTTGGTGTCTTTAAGTGCGCCCGCAACTTGCCCAAGTAAATCGGTGGCTGACAATACCCTATCATTTGTGCCGGTAAGTTGAATGCCCATCGTTTTTAGAGCGGCTTGCGCCTCGCCAGTACCTTTTGCGGCCTCACCCACACGCCTGATAAACCTTTGCAAACCCATATCTAGGGTGGCTTGCTCAATACCAGCCAATTTAGCCGCGTATCTAAAGCCTTGCAATTCTTGTGAGGTAACTCCCAGCTTGGATGATACTTTTCCAAGTTTATCAACAACATCTAACGAGCGTTTTATGAGCATCCCCATGCCGGCAATACCAGCCAAAGAAACAAAGCCAGCTTTTAAACTAAAAACGGCTTTACGGGTTTTGTTTAAACCACGGCCAATCGCATTAAAAGCCTTTTTAGTTTGGTTTTTTAACCTGATTGTGTAGGTTGCCGTAGTCTTAGCCATGCTCGTTCCCTTTTAATTCAAAATAAGCCGCCCATATCACCAGTTCGACCGTTGTTAATTCCATGATTTCGTTTAAAGACTTATGCAAATGCTCCGCCAACCGGCAAAAAAAATGCAAATCATGGTCGGTCTTTAAGGCTTTTTTGCCCCATCAACCGTTGGATCATCTTCACTAATTTGCTCAACCACACTGCTAATAACCCCCGTGTCATATTCGCGCATTAATTCCTGCAATTCAGCCGGCCGCCATACACGTTCACCATCTTTATTTAAGGCACGCATTATTAGTGCCATGCAAACTGCATCCACTGTTTTGCCGGCATCATATAACTTTAAAATCTCGGCCTGCTGTTTGCCATTAATTGCACCCTTGTAATAAATAGTATCATTCCACTCAGGTACAAAAACTGACTTTAATTCACCAGATAATTTATCCCTAAATTGTGCCTTAGCGTTGTCCTTAATGCCCATTTATACGGTTGCCAATGATAGTGCGCCAGTGCCTTTAAAACTAAATGAGGCATTAACCATGTCTTCACCTGCGCCACTTCGCTCAAGCGACTCCACTAAACACGTACCCGTATAGTATTTATCGCCCGTATCAGCACCCTCAAAATAAAATTTAATCGTTACTGAAGCACCTGCGGTTAGTGACGTTTGCCCAGCATCGCCCTCATCTAAAAAACAATCGCATGAGCCACTCCACTCAGTCGTGCCAGCGACAAAAGTCTTTGCGCTATCTGATAGTGTGGTGGTTTCGATAGTGCCTGCGCTCTCGCTCAGTGACCATGATTTAAGTTCGCCCAGTAAATCTGTGCCGATGTGTATTAGGCCTTCTGAGCCAGTGTGTGTTGCCATGTTTATTACTCCTTATCAGTATTAATTATTTTTTCTTTTTTAGCTGGTTTTTCATCAAGTGACCAGCCGCGCACTTGTGCATTTGCAATTTGTGATGGGTGTACCTCAATTGGCTCAGATCCACCCTTATACATTGTTGGCATATTGCCCCCCTTTATTAACTTATTAAAGTTTCAACATCAGATTTATCAACCCTATATTGGGCAATAAAACGCATGGTCATTAGCCCAATTGGTTGCTCAGCCTCACTACTTAAAGTGATTTCCAAACCGTCATAATTAAACTTTTTACATTTACCATTTAAGGTGGTGTCACCCGAGGCAAATAAGGCATCCTCAACCTCAGCACCAATAGCATCTAAGGCATTATCTAAATTATTTGAGGCCTTTGCCCTAACCTCAACCACCACATCTAATTGGCGCATTTGCTTATTAGCACTTTCCTCGCCTAATTCTTCGCTTAGCGTGTAAATAGCAAGCGATGGCAAACTGCTAGTGGCCACGTCATAAACACGGCTGGCAATAACATTATTACCCGTGGTATCTAACCCCGTTAATGTACTAACTAATTGCGCCCTAATTTGTTGTCTTGCGTGTGCCATTTATTAACTTTTCTTTAAAATTAAACTTGTTAAACCCGTGCCATCAGGTTGTATGCCAACAATCTCAAACGCCACCTCTGAGGCAAAGTAACCGGCCTCAATATAATCGTCTGAATTTGCTAGATATACACCACCGCCTTGTATTAAATTTGAGTTAATTGTTACCGCATCGCCATGCGCGTAAACACTGGCATCGGTACTACTAACAATAAAAATTGGTGTATCTGACTCAATGCCAAAATCATCACTAAACGCATTCTCAAATATGCCATTAACAGCCTTACCATCAACCGTGCCACTGTCGGCCAGTTCGGTATCGTTTAAAAACTCTGTTAAATCTTCTGTAAACATATTTTTAAGGCATATTTGAGAATGGGTTTAAAGGGTGCTAGTTGCCCAACACCCAATAATCAACTTTGTTTCCTATATTAGTTAAGTTGTAGCATCTTTCATTGCCGCAAAAGACTCGGCATGGCGTACAGCCACATCAACGTCTTGTAATGCAACCACACGTACTGTGCCTGAAGATGAGCCCGTTGAAGTATCAACATTGATGTCAATACCACCCCAAGTACCAATAATCAGATCTGACCAGTTACCGTAAACGATGGCTGAACAAGCTGAAGATGTACCCTTAGTTAGGTTAGATGGTACTTGGTTAGAAACNGCCGCGTTATAACCACGTAACGTGTTGCTATCTGACCAAACATACTGCGCCGTGCCCGATGCTTTTTCAGTTTGTAATAACTTGCCGCGCACTTTTGCGTTAGTTAAGTAGCCCAGTGAGCCCAAATCAGCATTTTCCGCCGCAACTTTTGACTCCAAATCAACAATATCAGCCCAATCAGGTGCCGCACCGTTAGTCCCACCACCCACGTTNCCAATNCCAGCCGTATTTAATACGCCTGTTGGTTGGTTGGATGCACCTGAGCCATTGATAGCCGCTGAATCAATAGCCAATGCCAGTGATGTAGCTAAATCGTTACGCACAAACGCCTCAACATCTAGTGAGGATTGCAATAACATTTTGCGTGAGATATCTGACATAGAGCCAACCGTTTTAGGTGACATTGTTACTTGGTCAAATGCCGCTTGCGACTCAGTTACCGCGCCTGACTCAGCTACCCAGTAAGAAGTTGCACCACCGGTTTGACGTGGGATAGCAATATTACCAACCAAATCATTCATCATGGTTGCACCTAAACCAACTGTGGCCATGCGGTTACGCATCATTTCAATAAAGCTACCTGATAATAAATCAGTTGCAACCGTGTTGCCGCCTGCTGTTGCTGTGCCAACTGTTAAGTCACGCATTAGCACATCAGTTGGGATGTAAAAACCCTGCGCACGTTTGCCTAATTTTGAGGCCATGCCGTCAGACATTTCACGCTCAAAACCTGCCTCGTTCCAGTTGCCAGTTACTAGCGCATTAACCGCTCTAACAATTGAAAAATCACCAATTTCAGCATCACTCATGCCAATTTTAGTATCTTCAATTGCCGCTTGCGCTGGTTGGTTTTTGTTAATTGATTCTAGTGCAACGCCTCTAAATTCGTCCATAGAGCGGTCGTTGTTCTTGAATTGTGAGCCGATTTCTTTCAATTCAGGGTGTTTACCCACGATTGCATCAATCTCAGCACTTCTTTGACGGTCTGCCGCCACCGCATCGCGTGCCACTTGGCCTGCATCAATGCTTGGTTTAACTATTTCAGTCATTTTTATTTCCTTTTTATTATTAGTAATTTGTGTCATATTGTCACCGTCAGCTGATCTAGCAACACCAATTGAGTTATCGGCAGGCACACTCACTACACTCACCTCATACGGTTGCCATGATGTAGCCACAAACGTGTCTAAATCACCCTCTGAACGCGACTCGTCTAACTCCATTTCATTGATACGATATCCAACTGAAATGTTTTGACGTATGCCATCCATTACATCTGTAAATATTTCTTGAGCGCGTGCCGACTTAGAAAAACGCACCACGGCCGTGCCACGTTTCCCATCCACCGTAGCACTTTCCACTCGGCCTATTTGATCATTAGTGTTGTGATCCATTAAAAGCGGTGCGCCATCATTCAAACGCCCCAAGTCGACAGATTTTGGATCATGGGATAAAACCTCATGACCAAACCAACGCTCAACCGGTGCATCGCTTGAAAACGATAAGCCCACCGTACGTGCTTCCTCATTAATCGCACTACGATCTAAATTAAATGAACGGGATAAATTACCCGTTTTGATTTGTTTCATTGCTTATTACCTCGCTATTAGTAATTGTTAAATTTAGGCCTTTTTCTTTGGCCAGTTGTTGCTCATAAGCAAGTTGGTCGTAGATATCTTCAATATCACCACCCTGCTCAGCCACAACCTCACTGGCTGTTTTAATGCCTGCATTAATAGCATCAACACTGGCCTGTATATCCTTTAAAGGGTCAACCCATTGCCACGCTTTTGGTTGCCAACGCACCTCAGTTAATTTGTCATAATTAACCATGTCTAAACCCAGTGAGCCGTTAAGTAATTGCATGCTTAACCACTGCTCATAAATACGGGTCATAAAATGTTGAACCATCCAGCTTTGCTTTACCCGCCATTGGTCACGTTCTTCAATTGTGCCACTGCGTATTGAGGAAAAACTAACCCCCTCTAAATCATTACCCAAGCTGTTATAAGCCACACCCAAGCCACTTGCTATACCACGCAAAATTGCTTTGTTAAAGTCTTTAAATGCTGATGTGGGGTGTGTTGGATCAAAGGCATCAGCCTTAACGCCGGCGGGTAATTGGTGGCCAATTCCCGGCTCAATATCCATAAGCAATGAGCCATCATCAGCCTCATCACCAATAAAGCTATCACCTGACTCAGATGTGTAAAAAATCATACTACTAGCACCCACACGCGCCGCCACTAACTCAGCCTCCTCGTATGCGCCTAACATTTGCAAACGGGTCATAGCGCTAGCCATCCAAGTTGCACCGCGTATTTGTTCAGGGCGTTCGCCCATAAAGGCGTGAATTATATTGTCAGCCGGTATGCGCTCAGCTTTTTGCCCAGCTGTTGCCGTGTTGTCAGGGTTGATTAATAGGTGGTATGCCAATGGCTTACCCGTAACATCAAACTCAATACCCATACGGATAACTGCGCCACCGCCTAAATCTTTGTTTAGATTTTCATCAAGGCGGTTAATGTCTAAAAATTGCAACTTAAAACCAAACTTGCTGTCATCGTTAATAATGCGGCATAAAACCTCACCATCTCTAGCGGCGGTTTCAATAAATAAGCGTTGCATTTCAATAAATGAAAGGCGGCCATCCCATGAACAGTTTTTAGGTTTTGACCATTGCGACCATGCTTGCTCAACAATACGGTTAGATTTTTGGTCTAACTTGCCACGGTTGGTTTTGCTTTTAACTTGTAGTAGTATGCCTCGCGCACCAACAATATTGCTAACGCACATTTGTAAATACTTTTTGGCGTAATCATTGTTAATACTTAAATCCCTTGCACGCGCTCTAAGTACCTTGCCACCCGCTTGTAAATCCTTATTAATATTTTGCTGTGTGGTTGTCCAGCTATTAGTTAAACGGTCAATTTTTGCGGCCGCATATTGGCGGCGCATTGTTTGCTGTCTTTTAGCTTTGTGTTTTTTAAAAAAATTTAAATCCATAATTAAAACCTAAACTTGACCATGCCACTATTAGTACCCAAGCCCCTTGCTATCTTTTTTTCTAATAACTCCTTGTCATATTCTTTTTGATAAAATTGTCTTAATAAAATCAAATCAGC